GATATTTTGAGTTTGGGACAGGTTGCCAAGCTGCAATTGAGCTGCTTGTAACTGGTCACGAAGCTCTTGCATTACGTTTGCAGTCATCAAAGCACGAGTTGCTTCAGCTTCTGCATGGATTGCAGTAGTGATTTCACAAGTGTTTTTGTAGTTTTCTGCACGAACAGCATCAATGTTGCGATTAGTTTCGCAGCAGCATTGCTGAGCAGCAAAACGACTTTCAGCTATTGCAGCGTTAGTCTGATTGAATCCTTGACACATACCCATTTGGATAGCACCAGTGGATTGACAGATATCGCGTTGGATACCAAAGTTCTGATTAGCCAACTGGTTGAATCCACGATCCAAAGTGTTGTTCAAGTTGGTATAAAGAAATTCGTTAGTCAGTGTATTGACAGCACCATTAGCACCACCAAATCCACCGCCACCGAAGCCGCCCCAAGCAAGCAGGAAGAATAACATAATTACCCACATCCAGCCTGCTCCGCCGCCCATCATACCAGCGTTGTCAGACTTATTCATGTCGTAAACCGGAACCATTTGAGCCCCTTCGAATGCCATAATTGAACACTCCCTTAATTTATTAAATCAAAATTTAACAGTGCGCATCTATTAAATTTTAATTCCGAATTGATTTAACATACCCATAATTTGCTGAATATCTACACCCTGTGTTTTAGCTAAATTTAAAACAGTTTCTTTCATTTGTTCAGGGCTTTTTCCTTCAGCCATTTTTCTAGCTTGTTGAAATACTGGATTATTTCCGAACATTTGCTCCATTCCTTGTTGAGGATTTTGCATCGCTCGTATTTGGTTGAATACTTGTAACATTTGCATTGGATTCATGATTATTTCCTCCTATACTTGCTAATAATTGTTCAATATTTTGAACACGTTGGTCTAAACCATTAAAGATATCTGAAGTAATATATTCAACCTTGTTTTCTTGTGGGTTAACTAATTTATAAGTTTTTAATTCTGCCAAACCATTCATATTTAATTGTTTAGTATAAATTTCACCATCTTGAATATTAATAAAAACACTTAAAGTGCCATCTAAAGAAATTCTTGCGGCTTTCGCTTCATCTAAACAAGTAACAGGAATCGCTGAAATATATGGTGTTTGCTGTTGTTGATTCATATTATTCATTTGATTCATCTGACCAAACATATTCGGGACAGTAGGATTTATTGCTTGTTGCATTTGCTGTACTTGTTGCATACGATTATAACCATAATCCGGACTCATTGGCTGATTATTCATTGGATTCATGTAATTAGTTGGATACATACATTTGTCCTCCCCATACCGCCACCATATCTGGACGATATTAAACTTTTTTAACACCCCGCAGGGGTTATTACCTGTAATTATTATAACAAAAACAAGCCCTCTACATATTTCCTAAAATATGTAAAGAGCTTGTCTATTTATTCCCTTGCTATTGTTTTTGCAACAAGAGCTCAATATATGGTTGGATTTCTTGTGGAATTAAATGTCTTTCATTATTAATGATTTCTTTTAATTCCTTTTTGGCATTCCATAAAGCTTTGCCAACTGAAGATATTTCAATTCCTAAGTCATCGGCTATTTCGGAATAAGTTTTATCTTCTATGTAAAATTTCCATAAAAGCAATTCACTTTTCGTTTTTAAGCCAGTTCCTTTTATGATCACCTTTAGTGCAATTTGTGACAATGTTTTAAGTTTTTTATTAAAATCTGATTCAACCATTAATCTTGAAGACTCTCCAGGCTGTAACAACTCCACCAAAAAGTCCTCCGATAATTAGAGTTAGAACAGTGTTTACTATAACTCTTTTATAGTTATAGTAATTCTTTAAATCTTTCATTTGATAATCTTCAAAATCCTGTTTTAAAGAACCTATTCTTTTATGTAATATCTCCTGATCGTTAGACATTCTTGATTCAAGTTTGTCGAATAATTTTAATAAATTATTGACGTTAAAATCTATTGATTGCACAGTTTTCGAGGTTTCACGGAATTGTTCTTCATACATGGATGCTCTTTTCTCCATCTGATCCATTCTACGAGTCAGATTTTGAATTTCTGCGTTTAATTTTTCATAATTTACTCTATTTTCCATTTATTGTTGCTCCGTTACTTCTGTCCATAATAACACTGCTTCCAGAGCCGGAAATAGTATCAGAATCTTCAGTAACAGTTCTGACAATACCCTGTTCATAAGTAAAGTATTCTTTAGCAATAAGTACCGAAGAGATTCCTATTGCACAAGCGCATAAAAAAATACAGCATAAAAATCCAACGACCATGATTTTTAAAAGACCTAAAAGCTTTACATTATAATCTCTATAAATTTGAGCATTTTTTGCCTTTTCATCAATCTCGTCCTGTTTTTTCATTAGGCGCTCTAAATATTGATCAAGTTTTGTATGTTCTTCAGGATTATTCATCAGATCCTCCTAAGTTATTGCTTTAACTATTAGGATAGCCAGCCCGCTATACAAAAGAGTATTTTCAAGCTTTTGCTTCTTAATCTTCTTTTTGTACTCTTTGGACTCCTTCTCTAAAGCTTGATTGCAATTCTCTAAGTATGCGATTTTGCTGATGTAAGAGTCCTTCAACATCTTCTGCTGATTTTCCAATGTTATTATTAACTGATTGGATTTCTTCAATTTGCTGTCTAATTCCTTGTTCTGTGATTTTAATATCTGAATCTTGTTTATCAATTGTTGATTGAGGGACATTGCTTCCGCTGCTAACTGTTCCTGTTTCTCGTATTTTTCCACTGGAACTAAATAATATTCCGATGCAGAAGCAACCGATACAAAACCCAATAATAAGCCACACAAAACAAATGATAAAATCAGTTTTTTTTTCATTTATAACTTCATCCAAGAGTGATAAACCCCACAAGCAAAACCAATGGCAAAGCAAATTAATTTCGGATAACGATTAAAGACAGCCTTAATCTTATTCCACAATGATTTGATAGATTCCATTTTTAGTACCTCCTTAATTATTTTGCTTCCAAATTGCAAGACCCCTAATCACATCACCACCAGGACAATTTTTTTGACCTGTGCCAGGATCATCAACAACTAATAAATCCCAACGTGTTTCCGGATCTCCACTCCCATAGCCATAGCCGTCAATATCAGCCGCTTCTGCATGGGTCATAATATGTTCTTTATCAATTGGAATATCTAATACAGATGCTAAAATAGCAACGACTTCAGCCATTTGATTGATTTGGATAGGTAGAGGCGGATAACCATTCCAATCAACTTCTGTTTTACTGATTGGAT